GCACTGGATCGGATGGATTGGAACGCTGTCCGAAAAAAGTCACGCAATGGGGCTTACAAAAAGCAGCCGAATCCGCGCCTCGTGTTAGCTGGAGTGCGTCAGGCTACGCAAGAGGTCTACGATCATTCATCCTGGATCGTGTAACCGCCATTCATGCCGTAGAGTTCAGCGTATATAAAAAAGGCTATGGATTTGCTGGCACAGCAGATGCCCTACTGGATATTGATGGTGACGGCCCATTCATAGTGGACTGGAAGACAGCAAAAGAAGCCAGGTCAGACGACATGATACAACAATTCTGTCATCAACTTGGAGCGTACAGTCTTGGACTCGAAAGTCTCACGGGTATAAAACCAAAATACGGAGCAGTCGTAGTAGCCCGCAGAAGTGGCAAACCACAAATAAAACTCCTGAACAGCCTAGAACTGTCAGGAGCAAAATACGATTTTCTAAACAGAGTGGATCGTTACAATAAACAACTTAAGAAATTAGCTGTTGTCTAATGCAGCATCTTTTATTTTTTCAGTAAACCAATCGGAATCTGTAATAACATCAACTTCATGGATAACTAATTTTTTAATGTAATCCTGTATCAAACTAGATACAGGTTCATTAGATATATGTTTATCAAGTTGGCAAATAAATTCTTCGTCAACTTGGTTTCTAATTGGATCGTTAGTCATTGGCATAAATCCTCGAATTGTTTTTGTACTTTTTCAGCTATAGAATCCTTATCTAAATCAGATTCCTGTATATCCCTAAAACCTAATGCTTTAAGTTTTTGTATGGATCGTTGAACTTCCTGCTCAAATAAATTTTCAAGAAGTTCATCATTCTGTTGGTTACTCATAATTTTCAGAATCTTCACAGTCCTCTATATTGTTTGGATCGGGATATATACCCGCATCCTGCAAATCTCTAATTGCTTTTTCTTCAATCTGGCTATCTATTGCAGATTGATGTTCATGTAAAAAAGAATCCATCATACTTTTTTAAACCTCACTGATAGTTTTGAATATATTTCGATAGTTTTGCAATACTCTAAAGTCTTACCATCCGTGAGAAAATCATTCGCACAGTCCAGTACATTTGAAAGTATTTCATCTTTACTATCTTTAAGTTGTTTATCTGGATCGGGTTTAGCTAGTTCCCATCTAAAAAGATTCATTTGATCCTTATAGTATCTATAAGCAGTAGCCACTGGAATACCATGATCTACAGTAAGAATGTCAACTATATCTTTTCGGGATAGTTTATCCTTTGGATCGGTTTTTTTCTCATTGTCTACCAAACACTTATAAATAAAATCCTCAGCATTTTCTTTATCCACTTTTTAACTCCTTCATACGTTGTCTAGCGTCCTTTAGTGAGTCAAAAAAGTCGATTACTTCGTACAGGATACTATCAAATAAATAATCATCCCAGTACTCCTTCCATATATCGTACTGGTTGGTACGATACTTATTTTCAGGATGTTTCATATTGTACTTAAGCAGTACATAGTAAGGTTTAATCTTCATTTGGAAAATTTGCGTATTTAGTAAAGGTGGCTTCAAACGCATTTAATAGTATGGTTTGATTATCTGGATCGGCTTGCGAATAGCAGAAAGCAAGGGAAGCTACAAAACTTCCCCCGAATCTATCCATATTGTCCAGTGCGGTATATATCTGTTGTTTAGATAGCATTACCAACTAGACCAGTAGATAATATCGTCAAAATTAGCGAAATCGCTGTAGTCTCCTGTAGGTAAATCTAATATGGATCGTGTTAAAGCTGCTATACCGCGTAGCTCTTCAAAATAGTAATCATCATAATCTGAAGTACCAAAGAAGAATCCTTCTGTAGTAGGCATATACTCTTTTGCTCTACTTGGTGCTGCCAGTGCTGCGGTAGCTGCTGTATTTAATAAGTCAAGCTGTTTTCTTGATACTGAATACTCTGCACAGTTATCGTTACCGCCCTGCACGTTTTTAACAAACCATCCATGTATGTGGTTCGCTTTTCGCCAGTAAGCTAGTGGTAATTTTATAGAGTACGAAGCCCACGCAGTTGTGTCATCTAGCGGTAAATCACTTAAGTTGTGGTTATTAAGTAGGCTAGTGTATTCAAAAGTTCTAACGTATACTGGATCGTCAGCAAACTTTTTCTCTTTATTTTCTTGTAATGCCGAGAAAGTTTTTATACCGTAAAGGTACATATCTAAACCCATAATTTTAGGTGAATTATAAAGGACTCCTTTATTATAGTACTACATTACAAAAATTGCTATAATTATTCTCATTTATTAATTATCAGTGATAATTCTCAGAATTTTTTAAAAAATCGCCATTCATAGTGGATCGTATGCCTAGTTTCAAAAAGTCAAAAATCGCCTTTCATAGTATAGGTCTTACTAAATTTTCTTGTCCTGAACTCTATTTTTAGAAAAATCCGTGCAGGCTAGTGGGCAAAATTTTTTCCGAAATTTTTTGAAAAAAAAAAGTTTTCCACAGGACAGCGCGGTTTTCCACAGCACTGGACACTGTGAGTATAAATACTCAGTTAAGTATTAATATAATTGTACAATTAAACACACAAACCAACTATTAAAATAGTATTAGAGTAGAATGTAGAGGACACTATATTAATAGTGTTTATTTCTAAATTTCAAAACTACCCAAATTTTAAAATGGAAAATCAATTAATTATTGATAGCTTAAATAAGCTATACGACCAAAAGCCAACAGAGGAAAAGAAAATTGTTTCTAATTCTCAAGGATGGCAAAATTTAAACAATAATGAAACTACTTATAAAGGTAGTAAAGTTATTGCACCTGATGCACAATTAAATCAAATATGGGCAGATAATGGGCTCGACTTCAAAGCCAAACCAACCGAAATTTATTACAAAAATCATCAAGGAGAATTAATTAAAACAAATGATTATCAAGGGATTATTAATAGTAATACTGGACAACTTTTAAACATCCCAAAAAATAGCTATACAATCCTACAACTTGAAACTATTAAAAAAGTAATAGAGTCAGTAAGGGAACATCTAGCAATAGAATCTATTATGAACATAGACTCAAAAAGATTTGTAATTAATACTTATATTAAAGGGTGTATTGGTGATGTTTTAAAAGATGATCCAATAAAAAGAAGATGTACATTTATCACATCTATGGACAGTAGCGTAGGATTCACATTAGCTCTACTGGATTGGAGAATGTGGTGTTTTAACCAAATGTCACAAGTTAAACAATCTCAAAATATGAGTTTTAAACACACTGCTAGTATTCCTTATCTAGTGGAACGCTTGCCAAGAGTTATTGATTTTAATAAGCATACTTTTAAAGAAGATATAGAAACTTTTAAATTTATGGCACGTACAGAAATTACAGAACAACAAGCAAAGGAGACATTAAAAAAATTATTTGAAAATGAATATAAAAATAAAATAGTAATTTTAAATAGAAGAACTAAAGAACAAAGAGAAAAAAATGTTTATGATTTAGTTCAAACAAAACCAATATTAGATAATTTAAAAGTTGAAGCAGATCAAAACGGATTAACTCAATATAGCTTATTAAATGCAATAACTAATTATTACTGTAATCAGCAACAAAGCAAAAATATCAAATGTCCAAGTGAAGCTGCAAGAATAAGAACTGAAAGTAATTTATACGGAAAAGGAAAAAATATTATTGATAGAAGCAAAGAGTTATGTCTATCAATAAGGTAAATTAGCTAATAAAAAGTTAATTAAAACTAGATCAGGAACTTAAAAACCTGATCTTTTTTTATGCAAATTTTTAATAATTTAAAATTTTTAATGCGTGTTACTACATTATCACATCTAAAATTATAGCAATCTCACTTCTTTTTAATAAAGGTACTGCAAATACTAGGATTTTTAAAGGTAATCTCAAGGATAAGACTGCATGAGAATTAGTAAAATTACTTATTATTGTACTAGTTTATTAAAAAATATTTGTTAAAATAGGGATGGCCAACGAGCCAACTTCAAAACTACCTAAATTTTAAGGAGCTTTAACAAATGTCAACAAGATCAAGAATCGGTATCTTATACCAAGATGGAACGGTTGAGAGTGTTTATTGTCATCAAAACGGATACCCCGAGTACACAGGTTATTTTTTAGAGAATTTTTATACAAGTACAAAACTTGTAGAAATATTATTGTCTAAAGGTGATATTTCAAATATTGCTACACCTTACAACTGGAACACACCACTAGGAGAAAAAGAAATGTTTGATGGAAAAGAGTTATTATCATTAAAAACTTATGCCCAACGCGGGGAAAAATGTCCTAGTGTAATACATGAGGATGTGAAAGAATATTTAAAATATGATAGTGATGATGAATACAAATACTTATTTGCTAATGGTGAAAAAGAATATTTAGATTGTTTCTACTGGTTATGTTTTGATATGAAAGAAGTCAAGCGAGCTAAAACAATAAATAATATTTTTATTGATATCCCAAAAAAATCAAGATATTTTGATTTTGATAAACAGGTTATCAATCCTACAGACTTCTTGCACCTGGAACAACAAGACACGGTTGAAAGTATCGGTAAAAAAATTATGCAGATAGGTTTATAAATTATGCTTAAAAATTTTAGTGATGTAATGCAGGGAACTTATTTTGCTTATGAATTATTCAATAATCAATTTATTCAATGCATTAAAAAAACGTCAAGAACTGCACTTGTTTTGATAGATGATAAAGAAAATTTTATTATGTATTTTGGCAAGAATGAAAAAGTAAAAGAATTAAACGCAACTTACATTCCTTACATTTAGATCTATTCCTTAACCCATAGCAAACCCATGAACACGCAACCAGATCAAACCCGTATTAATTACAATACAGCAGCCACCCCGAAAAAATTTTTATTCCGAGGAGCTGCACCCGTAATAATTTTTCTTGCAGGATTTATTCTTGCAGGACAACTTACAGACAGCCCACTGTATAGAGAATGTTTACAGGATCCAACAATTAATAACGACTATTGCGCTAAAAAATTTCTAGGATAAATTAACCAGCGCGTACAATCCTACGAGCTCGCAATATAACGCGAGCTTTTTTTATTGTCTTTATTCCATGCGATCCAATAGGCACACAGCACAACAAGCAAACCAGCCTACACGCACATAGGGCAGTGTTGCAAAAATTTTAAAAATAAATGTTATACCCCTGAACCTACTGATAAATCACGAAATAATACTACTTTTGCTTCGCTTCTACCTGAATTGATAATTGTGGAGTGTTTAGATTAATTGTCTCCTGACTCTCCCCTAGTACTTTACCGAGTGAATCCAACACCTGTGCAGCAGTTTGATACTGCCCTCTCTTCATGGCCTGATTAAACAACCTCATTCTCATTCCCTGGAGTCGTGAAATCATCTTTTCTCTGTCCTTATCCCAATCCTCTTCGTTCCATTTCTTAACTTGTTTCCAATCCTGCCAAGCAGTCTCCACCCCAATTCCCTCTTTGGACGCGTGATCTAAAACCAACTGCCTTACGGTCAACCCCTCAAGCTGTCTTTTATATAACTTCTGTCTCCTGGCTTCTACAACAATGGCAGGATTTCTCTTTCCACATACTCTGCCTTCTGCTATCGCCTTTTCGGATGTAAATTGCCCACTTGGGGTACGAAGAATAGAATCAGCCACAGACTAAAATGCTACATATACTTGAATAATAACCCTAAAAACACCGTTTAGTCGATAAAAACAGGGATTTTTGTCAAAATTAAAGCTATTCTGTAGTACATGAGCGTAAACGCACCCGAAAAACTATCAC